CGGATTGATTCGGTATCGTCTTGCATTGTTGTAGCCTTCTGTTGAGTGTGAGTGATTTATGGAAACGACGTGAAACGTCGGCATCGCTATGTCAAACAGAACTTTAACTTATGCTTCCTCCTGTTCGAGAGAGAGAAGTTCAGCTAACACTTTCGACGGGAGTGCAGCTTTGATGGCGAGTGCTAAGGCGCGCATTTGAGCGCCTTCGGCTGACTCGCCTTCACCACTAACGATGTGACGCTGCCCGCCATAAATGGCGGCAACGTCTGCCGTCCACCGTTGTCCTTGAGCATTGGCGCGTTCAATCGTCACGGTGACGACTTCAAGTTCGAGTGCGATGGATTGCGCGATGGCGACGAGTGTAATTGCTCTCATTTGGTCGGTTGTAGCCTTTCGATAGCTTGCGCTTGACTCCAGAACAGCCGTGACACCTTCGAGGTTGCAATTCGACGATCTTGTTTCGTGGACCGTCACAGGGGTTTCCCGGCGTCCGGTAAGGGGTGATGGGCGTGCCGGATACACGAGAGGCCAACGCAGCTTCCGGGGGAGGTGCGCTCTACCGACCCCTGGGTGTCGGTCCCCGCCTCGCGCTCAAGCTGATTAGCTCGAAAGCCCTACGCCGAAAGGCCCCATTTAAGGAAGCGGCGGCGATCCTGGGCAACGGGCGGCAGCACCTCGACGTGTCGCCGGTCCTGTTGGATTCCTCGACGGCGAGCTATGACGCGCCAACCCGTACGGCCCAGGTCATCATCCTTGAGGTCGGTCGCGGCAACTCACGCGACAAGCACTTCTATGGTGCTGATACGATCAGAAAAGCTGCTGTTGATAAAGTATTCGACGGCGCGCAAGCTTACGCTGATCATCCTGGTCTTGATGAAGACATCAATCGACCGGAGCGTAGCGTAAGAGATTTGGTCGGCTATTACTTCAACACACGCGAGGTTGAAGTTACAAATTCGACCGGTGAAACAGTGCCTGCACTTGCTGCAAGCATGAAGATACAAGAGGGCGCTGATTGGGCGATAGGTTTAATTCGCGAAGCGATCTCATTCAACACGCGTTACCCGAACAAGACGTACGTTGGCATTTCCATTAACGCCGATGGTGACGTGTCGCCCGCAATCGTTGATGGTGAGCAGGTCAACTATGTTCATCGTATTACCGAAGCGTTCTCGGCAGACATGGTGACAAAACCGGCGCGAGGCGGTAAGTTCCTCGCACTTGTGGAGTCGCAAAGCGGTTCTCACAAACCAACCAAAAAGGAACAAGCTGTGGATACAAAGATATTCGAGTCCGCTGCTCGACTTCGGAAACAAGAAGGTAGCGGCGAGATTGACAGGGATGAGTTTCGTTCGCTCGTCGCTCTCATCGAAGCGGAGCAAAGCAAAACGATGGGCGCAACTCTCGGCGAGTCAGCAGCTAACGAGAAAGACCTTCTTGAGTCTCTATCGGAAGCTGACAAGAACGTATACAACAGTCTCGATGAGGCCGACAAACCTCCGTGGCTAACAAAGAAAATATCCGAAGCCAAACTCAAGGCGAGCAAGACGCGTGAAGCGGACGGCGCTGACGGTCAAGACGGCGAGGATGGCGAGGATGGTGAGGATGGTCAAGACGGCGAGGATGGTGAGGATGGTGAGGACGGCAACGACGGTAAGAATGGAAAATCAGTGAAAGAATCAGTGCGCGAGTCCGATCCGAAGAAAGCTCATCCGGCGCTATTCGCTGCTGCACTCCGCGAAGCGCGCTCGGCGGTGAGCGGTGATGTCGCAGCACTGCGCGCCCAGGTTGCCGAGATGACCGCACGGAGTACGATGCGCGAGAGCATCGACACCGCGAAGCGCAAGCTCACCGAATCGTCGCTTCCTGCGGCGGCGGCAACGATGTTGATCGAATCGCTTGTCGGCAAGTCGTCAGGCGAAATGGATCGACTCATCGAGGCGCAGGTCGCATACCTCGATATGCTGGGCGTCAGCAAGACCAACAAGCAAACCGCAGGGGCCGGTGAGAAAACACTGCCGCTGCGCGAGTCCGAGTCGAAGGCGAACGAATCGTTCATCTTCGCAGGAATGGGCGGTAACTAACGATGCCGAGCGGTGCAGGAAATACGTTCAGCTATAAACTGTCGGACGGCAGTATCATTCTCATTCCCGATCTTACCGGTGTGTTGCCGGTTTATCAGGGTCAAATTGCTGTTTGGGATGCGACTCTCAACGGCGGCAACGGCGGCGTTCGCGCAGCATCAACGCAAGCCGACATCGCAAACTTTATCGGTGTTGCAGAACAAAACTCGATTCTCAATTCGCTGCTCGAACAGCTTCCTACGGTGCGCGTCGGATTCCAAGGCGTGTACTACTTGAACACGACGGCTGCCGAAGTTTACAAGTACGGCACAAAAGTGTTCTTCAACGAATCCATTGCCGGTGCGTTGCAAGTCACGAGCAACACAAACGCGGGCGCACGTACGATTGCGGTTGGCTACGTGATCTTGCCCAATCAAACAATGCTTGCCGGTATTACCACTGTCACCGGTGCTGCGGGAGTTCAAATCCCGGTTGCAATCATCGGTCAGTGGCCGGTCGTCGGACTCGCGTAAGGGAGCGCGTACAACATGGCACGTTTATCATTGTTGCAGCGCCAAACCGCGAATCTCGAAGCGCAGCAAAACCGCCTCGCCGAATCCATCCGTAAACGGATGAAGATCGAACCGAAGAATCTCGTCAATCTTATGGAAAGTGACGATTTCTCGCTCAAGCGTCTGCGCGAGAACTGCGTACGCAACGAGTCGCGGCTGATGGAAGCGAATGCGGATTCCGCGTTCGGTCAGTTGCTGCGTTACGGTGTGCAGCACTTCATGTTCGACGCCTATCAATCGGTGTCGGATTTCATCTATCCCGATCTCGTCAGTGTTCGGCCCAGCACGAATCGCCAAGAGTGGTACGCACCGCTTTACGGCGTCGAGATTCCTCGTGACGTTCCCGTTGGAGGAAAGTTCGAGGACAGCAAGATCAGCGGACTCGACCGTGAGTTGGTCAACAAGAAAGTTGGCCGCATGTTCAGCGTCGAACGCGAACTTATCGACGATGATCAGACCGGTCAAGTCGAACAACGCGCAAACGGACTCGGCGAACGCCTCCGCTACAAAGAAGAAGCCGACGTTCTCGGCGTCGATGTCTTCACGCTAACCCCGCTCGGTCGCGGTGTCGTCGGCGCTGCTGGTGTGTCGTACACGACCGCGAAAGGCAATCGACCAACGACGTACGCGAATCTTGCGCAAGCGGGACTCGAAAACGCCGACATCGCACTTCATAACATTCTCGATCCGGTCGGTAATCGGATCATGGTCAAACCGAGTTTGTTGCTCGTGTCGCCTGCCGATAAGTTCAATGCTGCAAAGTTGTTGAACTCAGCGTTGCAACCGAGTGTACCGGGTGCTCCGGGGCAAACATACACAACGGCGTCGTCGGGCTTGATCGGCTATACCGGTACCGTCAATGCGCTGCAAGGGCTCTACACATTGAAAGTGTCGCGCTTCTTGCCCGCAAACTACTGGTATTTGATTGAGCCGAAAACGTCCATCGTATTTCAAGATCGCGATCCCTTGGAACTCACGATGGAAGCGCGTGACGCCGGTACGTCATTCGAACGCGACGAGTACCGCTGGCGCATTCGTCGCCGGTATGCGACCGATGTTCTCGAATACCTGTACCTGTATTGCGGCAACGGCGTGTAGTTTGCAACGTTTGCAATCAACGGCAACATTGTTCGCAAGAATCATGCTCCGTTTGTTGCAGAGTCGCTCGTGAACGTAACGCCTGCATAAAAGACCTGGGGCGGAAGGGACCTGATGCCCTTCCGTCTCGGGGCCAAGAAAGGATTACCAATATGGCTAGGATTCGTGAAGGTACAAGCGGTGGCACCGATCTACTCGATCCGCAAGATCGTATAACGGATAGCGAACGCAGCGAGAAGATCGAACCGTTAAACGAGCGTATCGAGGACTCGCTGACTGCTGCACTCCAAGCAGTGCTTCGTCGCGATCCTGGCGGGTATGTTGCGCAAAAGCAATACGTGATCATGCGCGAGAACCTTCGTGACACAGAGATCGTGTTCGACAGGTTCTATTTCATGCTCAATCTGTTGGTGGATATGCTGCCGTCGCCAATGAGCGAACCGGAGCGCGTGGCGACCGAAGCTCACGTCAAGGAACACGCTAAGTACGCCCAGCAATCAGATTTGAAGTATCTGCCAATCGTCGGCACTGCATCGTTAAGCGACATCGAGAACGCGCTGCGCTGAATGGCTACGACTCTTGCCGCGCTGATCACATCATGTCGGACTATCGCTGCTGATGGCCCGTCTGATAACTTTCAGCGCGCTGAGAACGTCAACGATGCTGAGTTTGGATTTCCAATCGACGGCTACAACACCACGTTCGTGACAAAGAATATACCGGTTGTTCCAGGTGGCTTTCAAAAGGTTGTCGTTGATAATATAACTCTCGTGCCGACTGCATATACTGTCAATGAAGCGATTGGTGAGATCGTACTTTTAGTACCACCGTTGACTAGTATCTACGTGTCATACTACTTCTATTTGTTCGCTGACGTTGTGTGGACGGAGTTTATTGTCGGAGCATTGCAGCTAACAAACCTCTCTAGCGGCGTTGTTCTGACTGATGTTGCTTCGCTCCCTGAGAACTTCATTCCGGTCGTCAAAGCGTATGCGAACTCCTATTTCTGCCGCCGTGTCGCGAATCAAACCGGTCTATGGTACAACCAACGCTTACAAGAGCGCGTTGAAGATCGTGACAATATCAGCGCAAAGTGGTTGAGACTCGCGGAGTCGGCGCAAAAGCAGGCTGATGCACTGCTTGTCCAAGCGTATTCCGGTAATGCATCTCAGAATGCGCCATCATTTCGCATCGGCGGTTTCCAACCGCAATCGTATACGCCGAGTCGTTGATGGGCATCGTCGCCGGATCGCTGCGTAACGGAACGTTTCAATCGAAACCGATCATGGATTTGGTTTATGAATGCTCGGTCTTTCGGAGCAGCCATTCATATACCGGTGCCGGATCGTTGCGGGTATCGTACGCGTTGCTTCCCGGCGTGACCCCGTGTGATGTCGCGCCGCTGACTGATATGCTCGTATTGCCGGAGGCTGGGCAAACCGAGATCGTCACGCACGTCGTTCACTTTCCTGCCGGTACCAACATCGCTACGCGTGACGTGATCAAGATCGTGTCGTCACGAACTGGCTTCGGATCAATCGGTACGTGCTATTACATTACCGATGTGTTGCTACCGTCCGAGTCAATTTCTTATGTGCGGTGTCGTGCAACAGTCGGTAAAGAGCCGACAACGGGCGCATCGTGAGCTATACGCTACAAGTCTATCTTACTCAAATGTTCCAGGCGAATGCTGCTCTCGCGGCGTTGCTTGGCTCTCGATCTGACGGCAAGCCGTCTGTCTTCCCGTATCATCATCGTGACATAACAAACCCGACATATCCTTTGATTACCATTGCGCGTTACGGTTCCAAAGTAAACAACGCTATGTTCAGCGACACAATGTATGCAACCATGATGGATGCGCCAAAGCTCGCGATATGCTCATGGTCGCTAGATGATGTCGATGAGGCTGTTGCGGTGATGACGATTATTCGCAATACCATTCGGCCACCGTCGTTTGCCCCCGGTAATGCGTACTTCGCGGGCTACAAATTGACCGAACGAAGCTATCGTGACGATCTCTTTGATGAATCAATCTCTGCATATCATGTGCATTGCGAATATGATGGATGGGTTCAAGAAAAGTACGGAAACCCGCAGCCGGTACCGTCCCAATGAAACTGATCGCACATCAGCGGTGCAATAGCTCACGCTGGGATGTGTCGCTCCGACATGTCGAGCCACATGCGGTTGTCGAGCTACGGATTACCAATACGATGAACGGGCGGCAGGTCGAGCATTATGTCGAGAGTGACGGTGAAGGGCTTGCAGTCGTAGACATTCCCGATTTCGATGAACATCATTCAATCCTGGCGCGTGTGTTAACAGAAAGTAACGGTCAAGTGCTGCATCGGTTCTTGTTCGACAGTAAGGACGATCCAAGAAAGCTCTCGATGTCGGCAGCAACAGTTCTCCAAGAGTCAGATAGCGTAATGCTATCTAAGGAAAGCTAAACGCTATGTTCAACTTTTCAGCAGGTCGTGCGCGTATTCTTCCACCTCCCATTGCCGGTGTAGCACAAAGTTATCTCGAACTCGGCGTTGTGCAATCGGCATCACTCGAACTCAAGGTTGACTTGAAAGAGCTTCGCGGCGCATACAGATACCCAATCGCGGTGGCTGATGGAAAAGGCACGGCGAGCGGCAAGGTAACGTTCGCCCAGCTTTGGCCGAACACACTTAACGCGATCTTGAGCGGAACACTCTCGAATCCGACGACGGGCACAACGTTGTCCCCGCAGCCACCGGTAGCAATCGTTGGTGAAGCGCATTCAATCTCTGCTGGCGGTACGGCAACACTCACTCAAGCTGCGTTGATGGTTACTGGGTCCGAGGTCATCACGGTGCTTGATGCCACCGGTGATGCCGTATTCTACACACGTACGACAGGAACGGCAGTATCGTCGTCAATCGGCGGCAAGACGGCGGGCACGTACACAATCACTGCGGGTGTTCTCACGTTCGCATCGGCCGATGACAATCTCAATCTCCTGGCGAGCTATCAGTATCTTCCTGTAGCTGCAACCTCAATCAACAATGACAAGATTGCGCTCGCTCAAATCGGCATGAACAACGCACCGACGTTTCAATTGATGTTGATCGGAACTGGCGCGAAGAACATCTACAACAGCACGGCGCAGCAATTCATCGTGCAATTGAACGCATGTCTTGCGCCGAGTTTGAAGATGGATTTCAAGCTCGATGACTTTACGATGGCTGATCTCGATTACCAAGCGTTCATCGACGTGAACGGCAATCTGGGCAACATCTACATGATCAACCCAGGCGGCTAGTCGTTCAGCGGACGGCAAATGAAAGAGCCGGTGAGTTGCTACACCGGCTCTTTTTCATTGGTTGCGCTGCGACGATCTTTATTTCTTGGTCGTCGGCGTGAACGCGGTGATGGACACAGTGAGTCGGCTGACGGCCCACCCGAGCGCGCCGAGAACGTCAGCCGTGGCGATGCTATCGAGCTTTGTAATGGCACCCGTTGCGAGGCTCCCCACGATAGCTTGAACGATGCCGCGTGATTGTCCCGGCAACACGTCGTAAAACGCGTTGAGGGCGGCGGTGGACACGTCGGCAACGATGCCGGGTACCGCGCCGCTCACATGGCCGATCACGCTATGTGCGAACACGAGAGCGTCGGATGCGATCACTTGTCCGAGTCCAACCGCGTCGGCGACCGGCTTCTGTACGGCCGGATCGCTCGCGAGGATCGCCGTGTAGTTCGTTGCTGGTGTCGTCATACGCTGGTTTCGGCGGCGCTCCGAATCGGTGCGAAGCCGTTGAGGTGCTTGTACGTGAGAAGGGCGATGTAATTGTCCGGTGTACGCCGATCCGTCTTGGCGAGATCGTTGAGCCTTTTGATTTCGTCGGCGTCGGTGATGCGAAATGTGATGCTCAAACCTTCGGCCTTTGCACGAGCTTTGCGTGGCGCTTTCGCCGGTACTGCTTCACTGTGCGGTGTCGTCACGGCGGTGTCGCCTTTCGCTGCTGGCCGAGCCACTGTTGCGCTACTATTCATTGGTCATTTACCTTGCAAGACAATTGGTGAGTTGCAACTTCGCAATTGGGCAACGTTGCTGTTGTGAAGTATCCGTGTTTTGCTCGTACTTTCCTGTCGGAATGTGTTGTATCGTATCAGAGTTTTGCAACGTAAAAGTGCCGAAAGTGTAGCGCCAAGCATAACAGAAAGTGAAGGCAGCAATGAACGGTTCATCGACACTCGATCTAGCGCGACAGCAGCAGGGCGTTGGCCCAGCGGCGGCAGCATCATCAAGGAAGAACGAGCGCGTCTGGAAGATGTTCAACGACGTGGAGAAGGTCGCCGCGATCAAAGGCGCGTCGTCTACGATTACCATTGGCAGCGGTCACGAGGCGCGTGAGGTTCGTATCCGGCCCTTGAACCCGCGAACGCTTATCACGTCCTACGGACTTATTCGGGACATCCTCGTTCCGCTCATGAAGGCGTTCGAGCCGAGTCCCGATGGATCGCGGCGCGATGTCAGCATGCAGTCGATCTTGAGTTCGCTGGGTGACAATATCGACAAGGTGCCCGAACTCATTTATGTGATCTTGCAGCGCGGCAACGAGATCAGCAAAGATTGGCTCGATGAGAATCTCGACATCCTTCTCGACTTGCAGCTTATCATTCCGATCTTTCTCACACAGAACGGACTTGGTAAGCTAATGGGAAACGACGAGGCGGCGATGAGCGCCGCGAAACAAATAGTGGACGCGTCCCCGCAGACGGTGGCATAACCAACGGCGTTCACTTTCTCTGTCGCTGGTATGGTTGGACGACTGACTACGTGTGGGACACGCTCACATTTGCTCAATTCCTAATTGCGATTGAGGAAATGCAGACGCAGCAACGCGCAGAGAACGGCATCACCGAAGTGATCATCGGCTACGTTGGTGAAGAACCGCTCGATCAAGCAGGTCGCGGAGATGTCACCAATCTTACTGAACTCGGAACGCAGTTCATGGATGCCGGTACGCTTTACCAATCTTCGCTTGACGGTCTGCCCGACGACATTCGCAGCGTGGTTCTCGCCGAAGCGCATCGTCAGGAAACCGGCACGGTTCTTCCAGCAACGTTCTATAAGCTAGACAAGAAACCGGAGTAAGATAATGGCCGACGCTGAGATCAGCTTAGTCGCATCACTGCAAGCCGACATTACTGACTTCGTAGATAAGTTTCAGCATGATGTGCCGCTCGCAGTGCAGGGCGGTATGAAGTCGGCCCAGGATGCAATCAACAAAAGCTCAAGTGCGATACAAGGATCGCTAGGCGGTTTCATCGATATCATTGAGCAGACAACGAATCTCCTTCACGCAACAGAGATCGCATTTACAGCGACCGGTGTGGCAGCAGTAACGTTCTTTGATCTCCTTGCGAATGATGATATTAAAGACTTCGGCGGTGAAATAGTAAAGATCACCACATCGCTTGAGAGCATGGGTCTTGTTTTGGTCGATGCTGTTGCCATTGTTGGCCTAAGTCTTGCGAATATTACCAAAGGTATTGATGAAGCTGGAAAGACTGCGTTAGCAGTGAACCGCATTGCCTTGACAGCTTTTAACAGTCCACCACCGGAACCATTCGAGGCGTCACGCAAAGCTGTAAAAGCGTTTTCCGATCAATTATCTATTAGCACTGGCATCGCGCAGCGTAAAATCTTAGACGGCATCGACACACTTACAGATTCAAATACGTCAATTGCGACATCAATGAAGATGACTGATGAAGCTGCAAAGTATGCTATTGCAACCGGAAAGGATTTCGCGACTGTTGAAAGTGAGTTGACGCAAGCACTCGCTGGTAAAACATCAGCAGCGGTAGCGGACAATATAATAACAGATAAGCAGGCCAAGGAAGGTATTAAACTTTCGGAAGTCTATAAGTTGATGGAAGAACGCATTAGGGGTGGCGTTGAGGCTTATAGCAATAGTTTACCCGGTGCGATGCAAATCACAGCAAATCATTTTACGGAAATGATGAGTCATCTAGCTGATGATAGTGGAATAATACCCATTCTCACAAAGATCGCGCAATGGGTTGACAGACTATTGCCAGCCATTAGACGACTCGCTGATGCTGGTATTGTCATACTCCAAGCGGCGTTTCGCGCTCTCAAACCAACGATTGACGTCATAATTGCGGCGTTTGAAAAGCTCGAACCAATTGTTGTGAAGTTTGCTCTCACGACGGGAAATCAGATATGGGCAGCGTTCAAATCTATTATTCCGACCATACAAGCATTTGCCACAGCATGTCTTGCCGTAGGACAAGCGTTATTTACTGAACTTCTCCCACGGATTGAAGATTTGTGGCGCTCGTTCATGTCACTCGCACCCTCGATGGCAGATGTAATCAACAACAGTCATTACTTTAGTGACGAAATAAAAGGTTTATGGCCGGGGTTGAATGCAATTACCGAGCGAATCGGCGCGTGGAATAAGTCGATGGATGCGTTTCATCCAGCATTGCGTGGTGCCTCCGATAGCGTAAAGATATTCGAGGATTCGTTACGTGCTATAGAGCCACTTGTGAAGATACTCGCTCCATTGGTGCGCCAATTAGCATACGATTGGATTCGCAACTTTGAACTTATGATATTGGGCTATAAGTTAAAGTTAGATACCATGAACTTTCAAACAGATATATTCGCCGCAATCTTTGAGGGTAAATGGAAAATCTTAGGCAGCGACATCCTAAAGATCACGGTAGACTTGGGGATGTTGCTAGATGCAAATGCGTATCATTTCTTTAGTCAATTGATTCTTGGTACTCAGGCGTCGTTTGACATGTTGATCGACGTTGTGAAACGTGGAAGCGATCTTCTCGATGATGCTTTAAGTTTTGATGCTGCACGTCGCAAAAGAGCATTGCAAGAGGCTATAAACTTCGACGACGGGGAAACATTTGCGGATTATTATCAAAAACGCAAAGATGCGATGCAAGGCTTTTTAGACTACGCCGGTTCCGGTGCCAGTACGGGTGATGACGAACTCACAAAGTATTTGAAGAACGCGTCAAAGGAAGCTGACGGATTCCTGACCGCAATTCAGAACATTCTCAATGGCAAAGACAATATAGTTCAAGGCCACAAAGACACGAAGCCACCTCACACTGATACAGATACGATCAAAGAGTTAAAAGAAGGGCTATTTCCATACGAGGAGGAGATACGAAAGACCGGCGTTCTGCTCGAAGAACTTGCAATCAAACAAGCCGCCATCGGTAAGATCGACACGGCGGAGAAACTGGCTTATTCGCAAAAGTTACTGAATGAACAAATAAGGCTAACGAATCTCGAATCACGAGAACAAGCTGCACTTGCCGCCGCAGATCGTGAAGCAGCAGCAAAAGTCACGAGTATGATCGGGCATTATGATGGCGATACGACGGAGCCGTTGGTAACATCGCAAAACCTACTTCGATTTAGTATCGATACGCTACGTGAGGCGATTGAGAGCAAGAAGAAAGATCGTACATACGATCCTGCACTACACGCAGCGAGTGGTGGAGTGCTAGGTAATATGGATGCACAAAATGACACGAACAAACGAAACGCTGCACCAAAACCAGCATTTGATCCCGCATTAAGCGCCGCGAGTGGCGGAGTGCTTGGTGTTAAATCGGACATTATACCGATCATTCCAACACGTCCAACATTGAATCCGACGACGAATCCCACACTGAATCCGACACCTACAATTATCGAGGCCATTTACAGGTGGCTAACGTCACCCATGTTTGGCGTAGCCAAAGCCGCAACATTGCCGAGTGAGTCAATTCACCCGCAACACGGCGTTGCTAAACCTGCTTCCGCATCAAAAACAACATATACGTTCGATGAGATCAAGGCGTTATGGGCGGGCACAGGCGCAGACGATGACTTACAGACAAAGATGGCGTTTGTCGCAATGGCGGAGTCAAGCGGCAACTCGAACGCCGTTGGGAAGAACAAAGGTTCTAAACAATTAGACGTTGGCTTAATGCAGATCGGAACGGGTGGTGAGGCTGGTGATCGAGGTTCTGTTGCTTCTCTAAAAGACATTACCAATAATCTGACCTGGGCTGCGTCATTGCTGGCGGCTCACAAGGATGATCCGTCTATTCCGTGGGCAGCGTCAAAGCATAAATGGGGTCCGATGTATGACGCATATAAGCGTGGTGATAAAACACCGTATACAGATGCAGGTGCAGGTTCACCTGACAAGCCAGTTGGAGCATTGACAGATGAGCAAAAGACAGAACAGGATAATGCGAAGCGCGCAGCGGCACATGAGTTCACAATAGGCAGCAGCACCCATGACATCGAGAGCCTAAAACTTCAAGCGGAGTCCGTCAAACTGCGGCGACAGGAACGTGACATAGCTCTTACGTTTGATACGGATCGTGGTGGCGATGAGCAATTATCAACGAAGTCACGTTTAGCTGCGCTTGATGATGCGATTCTCAATACCACTCGTGAAATCGTAGCAACGGGCCATGAACAAGAAGTTCACAATGAGAAACTAGCAAAGCTTGAACTACAACGAGCGGACGTTCTCGAAACGCATCGTGAGCTAATGCAAGAGTCGGGTGCGAAGGCGGATCGAGCAAGTCAGAATGTCAATCTGGAAGCCGGGATCAGTGCGCGTGATATTACCGCTGCACATACGCCGGGTCGTGCTGGGGCAATTTCAGCCGCCAAGAATGCAGCGGCGGAAGCTGATGCCGCCGATAGGCTGACCGAAGCGCACAACAATCTCCTCGACGCGCAAAACGATGAACGTGACGCGTCCAATAGATTGACGCAAACAAAGCGTATCGAAGGCGTGACGGAAGATCAAATCCAGGCAAAGCGAAACGCGCTTCAAGCGGCCACCGATAAAGTCACGCAGTCAGCGACAGCGTTGGCAGTCGCCCAAGATCAATTGCGTCAGGCGTTACAGACAACGACAGTTGCGGTAACGGACGTGCGGTCGAAGCTGCTGTCAATGGCCCAGGCGGTCGCCGGTCCTGTGATCGACGCCCTCAATATGATTGGTGAAAACATCAATCCGCTCGTTGCAATCTTTTTGGCACTGTTTCAGAAGTCTAAGAGCTTCAACGACATCATGATTATCATGGGCAAGATCATTGATCAAGTTGCGCGCATCTTCGATGCGATGCGACCGGTGATCGACTTGCTGCTTGGTGTATTGGTCGGCGTCGTAAACGTATTTCTGTCGATGTATAACATTATTGTGACGCTGCTCGATGTGTTCGGGCTGGCAATTCAGAAGGTAAAGCTTGTTACCGATTCGCTCGACGGAATGAATCAAGCTGTTCCGATGTTGCAAATCACGCATGACATTCCAACCATGAATGAATTAAACTCGGGAAAGATTAGCGATCTTGTCGCGAAGCAAAACTCAACCAACGATCTATTGACGGGTTTTGACGCGCAGCTATCGCATCTTGGTGAGATCGCCGGAACTGCGCTTGGTATCTTTTCGCTGATGAAGATATTGGTCGCAATTGAATCCGGTAAGAGTATTGCGAGTGCGTTTGGGAGCGTTCTCAACTTCTTTGGGATCAAGAACACGCTTGGCGCTGCGAAGGATGTGATGGCGGCAAATGTTGTCGGCGGTCAAGCTGCACCGCTTGGCGGTGAAACGATCCTACCGAATAGTATGGCGGCAAACCTCCTCGGTGGTCAGGCTGCGCCCCTTGGTGGTGCTACAGTCGCAGCAAGTGATGTGTATTCCGGCGCGTCGATTAGCGCGATGTCGGGTGCTGACACTACCGATGCGGTTCAACAGGGGGTTGATGGCGCGCAGATCACGACGCAGATCGGGAGCGTGGCGAAGAACACGGGCGGCATCAACGCGATGAGCACCGGCATGAAGGATAGCCTCGCCGGGATCGCGGGCAACCTAGCAGGCGGTGCCATCAACAAGGCGCTCGGCGGCAACGCGCAGGATGCAGCGGCGCTCGGCTCTATCGGCGGAACAGTCGGCGCAATCTTCGGCGGCCCCATCGGTTCGGCAATCGGCTCATTCGCCGGTGAGATCATCGGCGGCATGTTTGGTCCGCACTACACAGACAATAAAAACCCTGACATAACAAACGCGCAGATCAATGGTGAAGACTACGGTCAAGCAATGGCGAATCTCCAAGGTTCCGGCATAAACGGAAGCGCCATGATGACTGCGAATAATAAGCAATACACTGCACAGGGAAGTGATGATTTCCTCCAACAGATTTCAGCGTATATTGCTCAAGGCGGTAAGGGCCTCAGTGCTGCATTGTTAAAAGAGTTCACGGGTGCAACCAGTATCACCGGCGGTAAGAATGGCATCCTTGATCTTGCGAACGGCGTCAATGAACAGTGGCAGCAGCTTGTGAATGATGCGAACACAGCAATGGCGGCTATCACAGCATCGGGCAGCAACACAGCAAACACAATGCAGTCGCTTCTCAGCGGCGCTACAAACTTTGATGTAACGCGACTGTTTGGCAATGGTCAAAGCGTAATGCCGGGTGGATCGACAAGCGTTTCGAGTCAAAACACGTCACTCGGCAACACGACGGCTGGTCTTGTCGTCAACATTGGGACAGTGAACGGCACGGATGCGCGCACGTTGCAGTCAGCGTTCCAACCGATCTTTGATGAGTTCGGACGACAATCGCAGATTACCGCCCGTACGCAGTCGTCGATGGTTGGACGGGGAGGACTGTAATGCCAATCGGTGCGTTCGGTGGCGGCGGGTTATCACCCGGCGCAGGCGTCACGGTTCAAGGACAAACGCCGCAGCTTGCGTTTGGATCATATCTATTTCCAATAACGTTCCAGGAAACGTCTCGTCTCGTCACGCTACCTTTCGATAAGAAACACATCCCGTTCAACTACGGTGATATGGTCGCGGTGAATACAAGTCCGAGTGCAAGAGACATTCAGATTAGCGGCCCAGTTGGTTCACTGATCGTCGGGAGTTCCGGCAACACGTTGGTCACCGCAGCGGACTTAGAAGCCGAACGCGGTTTGCTCGCTGGGCTGCAATTGCTAGGCCGTCAAGCATTATGGGTTGGCCCGCAGCAGTACATCTTCGCGTATTTGGAATCGTTTGAGCATAAGTTTTGGCAGGATGCTTACGGATGGCGCGTTGCTGATTGGGTGTTGAAGTTCTACTGCGACGATCCGCGCTATTATTCGTCGCTTCAAATCATGATGAGTGATACCGTTGGTGCGAATCTCGGTATGACGACAGTTGGGAATGTGCGCACTTATCCGACGTTTACGTTCTCACTTAGCAGTGGAAGCGGCATTGGTCCTTATGTTACTGCATCAGCTAGTACAGGGTCATTGATGGTACGGTTTTCACAGCTTATCATGGTCGCAGGATCGACGTTGGTAATTCAATGCGATCCGCGACCGAATACGCGCTCTGCTGCGGCACTATATACAGCCGCTGGTGTTACCGTCAACGCATTGCAGTACATCAGCGTGGCGAATAATGACCTGTCAAACAATTATGATGTTGGCGAATGGTTTCCGTTTATCGACCCGCATGATGGCGGAATAAACCTCATACACGGGTTTACGTCAGGATCACCAACTTGCACCTTTACCGCACAGTATAATGACCGATACTTATGAGTTCTCCAATTGTTCAATTCGTATGGCAGATCGCACCGGGGCTTGATCCATATATTACTCCTTGGACTACAGCGTTTCGAGTCCCACCAACTGTCGGCAATCGACTCGTTGCTGTTGCGAATGCGTTAGAGGGCGCACTCGTCAATGCAGCGGGTGGTTGGACATTAGAATGCAGTGCGCGGGTGGCGACCGGAGATAGTTACAGCACATGTGCAGTGTCGAAGATCGTGACGGCGGCAGACGCGCAAAGTAACTTGATTCAACCGTTCGTGATGGATATTTATGGTTATGTCATCAGCGTGTGGGAAGTTGCAGGCGGTGGTGCGGTTATCGGTGCGCAGACGGTTGTCGATGAAGTAGGACTGTCATATTCTGATGCCGCGATAACGGCGAGCAGCGCATGTGTAGCGTTATCAATTGGAACAACCAATGCTGCTCCACTAACGCTTGATATTACTGATACGTGGATCACTGATTCAAATGTCCCGCGCAATGCATCGTTTGATGGTGTTGCGTATGTGTGTGCTGCTCATTATCAATATGCGAGCGGCGCGAGTGTATCACGTACGGTAACATACAATGAATCCGGCAAGATGTCGTCAACGCTTATTCTTGTGTCAGGGACGTTCACGCCGGAAATCTATACACCAGTTATTCATGGAGTTGGGATCACGCCTTCGGCATCGGTCCCACAAGCGTTGCCCGAACAAGTAAACACATACAAGATTATCATTTACGATCATTATGGGCATATCGTGGACTTACCGCAGGATATTCAGTCGTTCAGCTTCGAGGACGTTGTGAACGGCGGAAGCGGTGCAGGATCGTTCTTCGTCAAGCGGCAGTATGTCGATCAGGGTTGGCTAGATTATCAATATCGTGTGCAACTCTATCTTAATGGGTCAACATACCCTTGGTACGACGGGCGGATTGTTGAGTTTGACCCACAGCAGTTTACAACGAATGATGAAGAAGGCATCACGGTAGTCTGCGAGGGATGGAGTACGCAGCTTGCTTATGCAATTGTGTCTGAGGTGTATACACCGACTACAGTTGGAACAACTGATGCGACACAAACGGTGCCGTTCATTCCGGCTGGTGCAACCAGTGTCGCAGGCGGAGTTCTCGACGCTGATGTGTATCTGAATCACATTCTCAGCACGTATGTAGATAATGCATCATTTCGGGCGTCAGTATGTCCATCGTTACCCATAATTCTTGATGCACTAAGTTTTGATGGCACAAATTTAGATAGTGTTATTGACCAGATCGTGAAGCAGGTTCTTGCTGACAGCACGTACTTGTACGAGTGGTGGGTTCGTGGTTCTAATGACGGCGGTTTGCCGGGTATTGTCATTCAACCGCAGCAGCTTCCGCCGACTACTGGTACGTCTGCTTCATACTTTGCACCGCCATCAACGGTCGGGCCATTGCGCGGATCAAAGCAAACGAATCTGATTGTCGAGTTCAAGAACTCAACGATCTATGAGGACATGAGTCAGAACGTATCACGCGGCTTATATAACATGATCGCGTTGTACGGCGGCGTCGTCAACAATGTGCAGATTTATGGTTCCTTCAAAGATTCCGTATCGATGGCGTGCTACGGAACGCGGCAACAAAAGGTAACGAACTCAAATCTGATGTCATCGCAAACGTTGGCAACCTACGCGGCAGCGTACCTACTGCAAAACGGCTATCCGCAACCGCAGGGCAGTTTCAAAAAGGTCTATATTGACGACTTTGCACGTGCTGGTCAGTGGTTTCAAATCCTAGAGGGCGGGGTTGGTCAAGGTGCGTCTGCGTACGATGGAAGGATGTATACAAGCGCGTATATCGGTGTGCCGCAAGCAGAGGGCTCATCAGTCACAACGGGTGCAAATGCGCCGTCAGAGTTATCGGGCGGCGGGACATTTACTCGCCCAGCTTACGGGTTTGTTCCTGACGATCAGATGTTCACTACAGCGGCAGCGAGCAGTAAGCCGTGCCGCGCAATTCGAGTTCTCGTCACGATGCAAGAACAGACACATCGCATTGAGCAACAGGTGTTCACTACAGCACCGCGTCCGTTCATTGATCATATCTTCTATGGTGCAATCAATTACACGCTTAATAGTCTTGCGAGTGCAGCCGGTGCGCAAAACCCGGCGCAACTGCTGAGCTACTTCATAACTGATGGAGCACCATCGATTGCACCTACTACTGGTGCAACATCATCGAACCTCATTCCCGATCCGTTGTTTAATAAGGGCACGGTTTGGGATACAAACGGCCACTCGAATAATTCATACAGTACGGTATGGTCATTTGGGTTGATTGACAATATCTCGTTTTGGATTCAGAACATTGGTACGGCTGCTGCGCCTATTGGTCAGCTACAGCTTGGAGGTGCATACGGCGGTCAAAGCTTAAACTGCACGGCACTCTCGAAAGCGTTCGCGTACGATCCTGGTACATATACGCTTTCATTCACAGTCAATCGCGCAACCGCAGATGGATTAAGTCCGTCATGGTCACTTGTAAAAGATAGAGGACAAGGTATATGGGCGTCAGCTTATGGTTCCGCTGATATAATTGCTGGCACGACGGCTATCGCAACGGTCGGTGCAACACACACGGTAACATTGACATGGACAAACACTGGTGTAGTGCCGTTGATTGCGCATGTGTTTTTTCAAAGTAACGGCGTACGGTTTATGACAACAGGAAATCCCGTCCTGGCGTTCACAGCATCATGAGCGCGCCCATTGTTCGCTACGGTGCGATGACAGGATATTTCGGTGTCTATGGGATGGCGACATATACACCACCAAGCACTTATACATTTCAAGGTGTCACCTACAATGGACTTCCACTGATCGATATTGGACTTGCACAGTTGTACGCTGCCGACACGACGCTGAGTGAAACTGGTCAAGGTGATGGCTCTTACACGGTGACGTTTGCTTGGAACGAACAAGCAGTATACGGTCCTGGCAATCCGCAATTCGACGGCGACACGGAAACGGTAGTTGGCCCAGCACTTCACGTATGCAAGCGAACGAAGAATAATGCAATCGCTTCGCCGTACGATCCGCGTGTGCATAAGCTGACGGAGTATCTTGTCGTCAATGGTTTAATCACTGGTCAGCGTGATGTGCGTATCATGGGCGCATCAAATTCCGATCTAACATCGACGGCATCGACGACGGCAACGGGTAATTCCACAGCATCTAACGTCACATCAGTTGGTGCAACGGCACCGCTTGCGAGCAGTGGCGGATTGACTCCGGTCATTTCCATTGCCTCTCCGATTCCGGTTGCGGACGGCGGTACGGGGACTGCAACTCCGGCGCTTGTTGCAGGGACCGGGATCACGATTGCAGGTGTGTGGCCCGACAACATGATCAGTTCGACGGGGTCGGGTGTTTCGGCAGTCACCGCAAGCGCGCCGCTCTCAAGCACGGGCGGCGGAACGCCAAACATCTCTCTTTCGATCCCACTGCCGATAGCTGATGGTGGCACCGGCACAGCAACACCAGCACTCGTAGCTGGGACCGGAATCACGCTGTCAGGTGCATGGCCCGACACGACGATTAGTGCATCAGCATCTGGCAGTACAACGCTTGGTACTCTCACCGATATTGATTTCACGACCCTTGGGCCGGGAAAAGTGCTTGCGGCTGTTGCGAGTAGCGGTAAGCCGTATTCATTCATCGCACTGACAGCAGCGAACATCAGCCTCGGTTTGACTGCTGAAGATGGAACACAGCTTACGGCAGAATCCGGTCTGCTTCTTTACTCGAACTAAGAAAGAACATGCATGGCAACCGAAGCTATCTCTGGACTCCCGACAGCAAGTTCCGTCAGCGGCAGCGACATTGCTGTAATCAATCAATCAGGTACGACTAAGACAGCGGCATTATCATTGATTGCCGGGTTGGCAACAGGCGGCGGTAGCGGAGGTATTACAGCAGCGGCAGGTGTGCCGCGTGGAGCGGGAACAGTTGGGCAGTTCGCTGCATCGTCCGATGGCGTTCCCGGTGCGTTGCTATTCGGTTATGTCACAAGCGGAGTGTTTCCCATACCGATAAATTGGGGTGTGTATGCCCTTGGTCTTGCGGCGGCAGGCGTTGCGACTGTCCCGATGATGCGCGGAACCACGTCCGGCTCACTACTGATTTCGTTTCTCACGCAGACATCAACAATTCAAGCAACGTTGAATACCGGGTGGACTTCGATCTATCTTAACAACGGCCCGACGCCGGTCATCGAAGCAGCTTGGGCGTGGGCAGTAGGCGGTGCGGCCGATACAAAGCCATACACACTAACATCAACGGAACCGGGATGTATTACCATTCTCGAAATTGCAAATGCGAATACATCGTCGCCGATTGCGTCAAGCTATAACGGTAACGAAGGCAATACGTTTGCACCTAGCGCAAATCAGTTAGTTGTCGCGTGCGTGTCGATGCTTTATCCAACGCCGCTTGCTACTCCGCCTGGGTGGATGAAAACGCAAATGGTCAATGCTAAGACGATAAACTCTTCTCAGCAACTTATAGCGGCGCCGTTTGTTGTTCCACTCATTGCAGCAAATACTAATGACGTGGCTACATTCGGACCAACCCTTAATCTGACAACCGGGTTTGTGGCAATCGCGCCCGGTTCGGCGACGGAAAACTATTGGGCACCAATTGGATAATAAGGAGACATCATGGCAAGACTGCGGCGGCGATTCACAATCATTGATCACGAGGACGCAAACTGCGTGGAGGTTGGCAAAGCATATGTGCTCAGCCCAGCAAAGAATCCGGCCGATCTTGCGGCGCTTCATACGCTTGCGGAGAACGTTGAACCGGAACTCGCAGCAGACATACGTGCGCACATTGCTGAAATCGAATCGTTTCCGCACCGGCAACTCGGCAGCTACGGTGCGAAATGTTTACCTCACGTTACACATCCAAAAGTAGTCGAGTTTGCACAGAACCGATTGAAGGGAACATAATGCAACACATCAACGACGCAGGATTATCATTGATCGAATCATTCGAGGGTGAAAGACTACGTGCTTACCCGGACCCTGGAACTGGTTCTGATCCTTGGACGATAGGGTTCGGACACACTGCACAAGTGCATCCGGGCGAGATCATCACCCATGCCCAAGCAATTGCATTTCTCAAAAGTGATGTTGCGAATGCCGAGAATGCAGTCAGCAACGCATGTAAAGTAACGCTGACGCCGAATCAGTTCAGTGCGTTGGTATCGTTCGAGTACAACACCGGTGCGTTTCAGAACGGTGCGCCAATTGTGAAGTGCATCAACGCGAAAGATTGGCACGGCGCGATGACGCATTTGAATCTGTACGTCTTTCCACCGGCTGCAACGCCAGGGCTTACACGTCGGCGTGCAGCAGAGACAAAGCTGTTTAACACACCATGAACGTTCCGGCAAATTGGTTCCAGGATGGGCAGCATTTACTAGTGCTTGGTGGCGGAGTGATTATCTTCGCCGGTCAAGCGGTTCAGTTTTGGCGGCAGAACGTCGGCAACGAACGGGTGCGCGAACTGCACAACATCGTGCAGTCGAACGACAAGGAAATCTTGGGCGAATTGTCAGCCGCGCAAAGGTCGCTTGATAAGGTCGTGACCGCTATCGTTGGCCGCGTAGATCGACGCAAAAGCCCGCCGGGGAAGCCGCCGATATGGGCTAACGGGGGCGCAGGAAGGCGCGCTGGCGATGCAGGGGGACCACCCCCTGCACCGGCTTAGCTGTCGTCTGTGCCGTCCTTCGTCAGTGTCAGCGACACATACTCGACTTGCGCGCCTTTGAGTGTCGCGGCAAATTCATCGAGCGTGATGTCACCGCGCTCGATCATCGCTGCAACGTATGTATGATCCGGCGCACGAGTGTAGGCAGCAAGTGGCGCTGATTTGCTGTCGAGCAGCACGAGCAGCTTACCGTCGTCGGGTTTGCGGCGATCCTGTTTGATGCGGCGCGCTACATAATGATAGCCGCTGCCTTCATCGAGCGTAAACGACTTCGCATCAACATCGGTCGGTATGATCATGTTGAGCTTTTTCTTTAATGCGGCCTTGTCTTTCTCTAATTGCTTTTCAAGAGCTTGAAGACGCGCATATTCGCGAACGATCTCGATTGGATCGTTCACATAGTCTTTCTGCCGTAACTTTGCGAAGGTTCGTTTCTCTGAAGCGTTCATGATAGCATCCTTTTCTGTCGTCCAATCAAACGGCGGCGCTTCGCAGCGAAGTCGCCCCAATGTGCGTTGTCGATTATCACTTTGATCTGTCGTGCTTCTTCGAGTGTGAATCGGCGAGTTGTTTTGACACCGAACTTAATCCGATGGCGCGGTTCCGGTAGCGTTCCTTCACTGAAATGCTTACGCATGACTTGTGGATGACGACCAACGAAGTCCGCGAGTTGATTCATATCGAGCAGCCGTATGTTGTCGCTCACTGTGCCTGCGCTTTCTGTGTCAAATTGTCCGCGTGAAGCTCCTTCTTGTCGAGTACCTTCTCAATGCCGTGGTCGATAGTAAACTCGCCGTCAGGATGTTTCGCTGTCGGCGGTAACATAGCGAGCAGCGTATACACATTGATGCCGGTGTGCGCCTCTGAACCGATCCTGCGGGCACGAGCTTCAAACTGATCGACGTACGCCTGTGACCATTCTTTGTCGATGTGGATGATCGCAGACGCGGCGGTAAGGTTGATTGCTTCCCGACAAGCAGCAACACTTGCAATCAGAACGCTGCACTCGGGATCGCTTTGGAACCGCGCAATTGCCTTGTCGCGATCCGACATTTTCATTGTGCCAGTGACTACAACCGGATCAAAACCTCCAAGCTCGCGTTGAAGCTCGCTGATCACTTCGAGAAATTGGGTACCAATCAGAACTTTCTTGCCGCTGGCTACAAGGTCTTCGACCAAGCTCAGTGCTGTCGCCGTCTTTGATGACACATAGTCGCGTTCGAGGAATTGCGCGATGCTTGACGTTATCTGTTTGAGCCGCATGACGACGGTCTGCTTGTCGATCCGTTCGCCATCCTCATCAACGAGCGTGTCGAGATAGAGCAATGACTGCTTCTCAGCAGCACGATAGCGCAGCGTTTCTTCGGGGTTGAGCATCACTTCAACATTAGTGCGAATGAACGGCGGCAGTCCCGGCATTTCCTCGTCTTTAACACGCCGGATCATGGAATTACCAATCATACCGCGCAGTTTCACGAGGCCGTCCGGTTTGTAGCCAACCACCATCTTGAGTCGCTTTACTCCACCGGGCGAGTACGTGATCGTCTTTAACGTTTGTTGCTCAAATGTCTTCCACGGTCGCCTGTCGATCTCAAGCCAATTCAGCACGTTCCATGAATCCTCTGCTGAGTTCACAATGAACGTTCCGGTCATTGCTGTTTTACGATTCGCTTGCAGTGCATGGATCGCGCTTGCCTGTCGCGCTTGATTATCATTCAGCGGCGTTGACTTCGCTAAGTGAGCTTCATCTAACACGATCCAATCCCAATGTCGGCGTCCGAGTTCGTCAATGTCGGCGCGCATGGTCTGCCATGACACAACGAAGTAGCGGAGTAAATGATTGGGATCGCTCGTGAGCAGCTTACGACGTTGCGCGACAGGTCCGCGAAGCAAATGAATGTCACACGGAATACTGAACATCTCAAGCTCGTTGCGCCAATTGCTAACGCTTGATGCTTTGGCGACAATCAACACGTTTCGCATGTTCGCGCAGCCATCTTGACGGCGACCTTCTTCGTGAACGTATGACACGGCGTCGATGAGTTGCTTGGACTTACCAAGGCCCATTTCATCGAGCAAGAGGGCATACTTGTGCTTGATCAGCCAAGACGTGCCGGTGGCTTGGTAGTCGGCGGCAGTGAGGCCGAGGAGCGTGTTCTGCTCGCCCCATGTCGGGCGCAGGGGCCGAAGGTCGCCCAGTACTTCCGTAGGCTTCGTATGCTCGAACGGATCGGCGGGAACGAGGTCGAGCAGCGTTGGGTCCTCGATCTTGATCGCGCCGGTACCCACAGCTAGGCAGAACGCGGGGAAGCCGTCACGGGGCACCATCCATCCCCCCGGCGCAAGGCGCGCACCAGGGACGCTCTTAGCGGCTGCTATGAGCCACGGATCATGCCCGAATTGAAGCTGCACGGTATCGCCCTGGGCGACGGCAACGACACGACTCATAGGTTACCGAGTTCCCCGCTCGGCGCGAACTCTTTCCCACAGTATGAACACACTTCGTCTACGGAAATAGGCTCGTAATCGCACAAGCATCTCGGACTTTGAGGCTCCTGTTGACCTTCATTGCAGTCAGACCCATGCCAAAGTCGCGAGCCGTTGGAGTGATAATGCCAGCGGGTTCCGCCAGCATATCTACGACACGTTATCGTCGGCTCGTTGTTCAACGGCTCAACCCCGGATCGACTCCACGAGCATGTTGTGAAAGGCAACAAGCTCATTGAAACAGGTATTGCGAGCAAGTTCCCAAGCCTGGGCGATTGCTGCATCGCCGTCATCTTCATCGATCTCGATCTCGACGTGTGCAGCAGGCTTTACGTTTGCGTACCGGTCAGCGTCGTTGCGCGTCAGCGGTTCGAGCGGTGTGGTCTTCTCAAGCGTGAATGCGATGGTTCTAATTTTCATTCGTTGCTAACTTCAATTGTGGATTGAGCAATGAGTTGAGTACATGACGTGATAGATCGTAACACAAACCCATTGCATTGACATCCACGGGGGCGTAGTATGACGGAACGCCTTTACGCAATGAAAAAAGCCCCGGAATCATCACCCCCGAGGCTCATTCATTGCTCACTAACTTGGAAAGGATCAGAACTCCGTTGCAACAACAGACTAACACGCGCAGCGTTGCGCGTCAACCTCGTATACGTTACGGCAGCATTAACGTTCTACAAGCGGCGCATTTAACGTCATACGCGCAGTTCAGAACATTCTACGTCCTGACAACGTACGCGAACGAACATGGCGTATGCTTTCCATCACTTGCAACGTTGATCGCGGAAACAAAGCTATCACGTCCAAGCGTGTACCGCGCACTAACGCATTTATTCAAGACCGGTCTTGTCACGCGCATGCAGCATGACAACCGGTTTTTTCAATTGCACGAGTCGCCGCTGGGCGACACGGAATGTCTCACTAATGAGACGGATTCGGCGCTTGAAAGTCTCACGGCTGATACATCAAAGTCTCATGGGCGAGACAGCCTTCCTTATAGCAACAAACCCAATGAACACCCCCAAGGGGGAGAGGCCGACGTGAGCAATCCCAAGATCACGAACATCACGAGCCGTCAGCCCAGCGCACCAACGCCAGTTCGCGAGTTCGGCAAATACAGCAAGCAGAAGCAATGGGCGGAAGCTCGCCCAGCTTCTAACGAATCACAACGCTTGGCAGAACACATACGCAAGCTCACCGGCATTGTGATCACCGACGCGCATAAGTTCGACACGGTGTCTTACGGTGAGCCTGTCTTACATCAGTACATCGACGAAGCGTGGGGCATTCGCGATGCGCTCAAGTCGGATCAGTTCGCGGTATTCAATGCTGCGAAGGTGTTGTATTACGCCGCCAATCGTGATCGTTTGCGTTTGAGCACTGGCGCGGATCGCAGGGAAGCGTACCTACGTGATCGCGTTGTTCATGTTGATCGCGTGTTGACCGAGATGTTAAAACTACCACGTGATCAACGACTCATCCAACTTGCCAAACTCATAGACGCGTTCCACGTCACGCGGCAAGAACTGTCAGGGCGTGTCGATCATGCCGAACTCGATGAGTTGTCTTCGTGCTTTGTCAATATCTGATCGTCTAGTGCTTGCAAACATACCGAAGCGTTATTTCACGCCGGATCGCGAACGTTTACTTCGCGCTGTTCCTGTGATTTACGATACTTACGTTAAGTTTGTTGATGAGTGGTTGCTGTATGGATCAAAACTCGTTGCAATCAGAGGTGCGGCGAAAGCTGGCAAAACGTCGGTTGCCACCGGCATTATGATCGAGATTATCACTCGTCATTATGATGCGAACGAGCGCGAAACGAATCCGTTCTTATATGTCAACGCACCGTCAGCGTTTGCCGAGATCGCGAGAACACGTTTCGTTGAGCCAAACCTTAATTCACGCATGGCGGAAGCTGGACTCTTGATCATAGACAACATCCACATGCTAGACGTACGCGATGTAGCGAAGTTGTGTGTGCTTGTAATGCAACGATGCGATGAGCAGAAGTCAACGATTGTAACGATGACTCCGACATTTGATACGAATGACGTGAGCTTTCAACAGAACGTATTAGAGGGAAGGATCGTAATATTATGATCGCTGAGTTGCTTAGTCGTGTTGTGTCACATCACGAACTGATGCCGAACGACGCTCGCATGAAGAAAGTCTTCTTCGAGTCGTTCAACATCGAATGGGAGTATTTAGTCGATTATCATTCGCAGTTTCACGCGTTACCGAATGTAGCGACGTTCTGTGGTCAGTTTCCTGACTTTCCATACATTTCTACGGAACGCAATGCACAATGGCTGCTCGATGAAGTTGAGCAAACGTACATCGAGGGACTCAATCGTAAGATCACCGATGAGTATGCGGAACGCAACAAACTCAATCCGCGTGATGCTGCGAAGTGGCTTGGAAACGAGTGGCGCGCTACGCTGATGCCGTACGCTTCGATTAGCGTCGGCGTACCGGATGAGTTCACTCATGGTCTTGAATCGTTCACACGTTGGAAACATCGCGAAGGCGAAAGCACAACCGGCATTCCGAGTGGCTTTCACTTGCTCGATACGGAAACATCAGGAACGCAGCGTGGCGAGATCGAGATGTGGTTTGGTCGACCGGGTGAAGGTAAGTCGCTCTACTTACTTTATGGTGCGATTGCAGCTACACGAGCCGGGTACAACGTGTCATATCTTTCGCCTGAGATGTCGATTACCGAAGTTCGCGCACGATACGATGCGTTCATGTTAAACGTATCAGCAAGAAAGCTCCTTGCGCGTAGCATGTCGCCGGATGAGTTTGAGAGTACGTTTGCGTTCGCGAGGACAGTATACTCATCGCTCGATTCATGGGGTGAGATGTATGTACGTGAAGCGCAGGGGCACGCGGGGCGATTCACCGTAGCGGACTGTGCGCGGATCATCGAACTCGATCATTGTGATCTTCTTGTCATCGACGGGTTGCTATTCATTGACCCAACCGACATGAACGTTGATGTCCGTAAACGACTCACGACGCTGATGGAAGAACTCAAAACACTATCGGTCAGTTCCGGCGTACCGATTCGGCTCGCACACCAAGCGAATCGTAAAGCAGACGAAGTTAAGGCGAAGCGCAAAGGCTGGCTCACAGATTACATTCCCGATCTCGGTAACTTCGCGGAAGCTGGCGCCGTCGAGCAATTTGCTAATAAGGCGATTGCCATTCGTCAAATCGGTAATCGTGTATTCCTCGCGCTTCGTAAGAATCGCAACGGTGAAGCCAAGTTGTTCATGTCATTCCACCATGACATAGATCGCGGAATTATCTCGGATGCTAAGGTCGAAGATGGTTTAGCAGAAGTTACGCGAGCGTTACCGCCTAATGTACCACCTCCTCCAAGCAATCAAGGCCGTCCGTTCTGATGGCACGACCGCGCATCTATGATCGCATCGACAAGTTGGCGCGCTACACACCGGCTTGCGTCGAGCTTGGCTTACGTGAGATGGGCTGCGACATGAAGATAGGCCCGAAGGAAGCGGTGCTGCGATGCTGCTTTCACAACGACAAAGGCAAGCCGAACCTGTACGTCAATCTCGACGACAAACCCGGCGTTTATCATTGCTTTGCATGCAACGCAGCCGGGAGCTTCGAGGGCTTCGTGATGGGTTACATGTCGTGGCCGATGTTCAAGGCCGTGATGCAGTGCCGCGAATGGGCACGGCGGGTGGTGAACGAGCCGCCCCCTGAAACGCTGCCGAAGCTGGTGACATTGTCGGATGAGGATCGCCTTGCTCCATACCGCTACCGGCATGCTTACGTCTATGAGCGCGGGTTGACCGAGGCCACGGCCCAGCGATTCGACATCGGCTATGATCGCACAGCGAATGCGATCACGATCCCTTGGTTCTCGTCGAACGGCTCGCTCGTTGCGATTAAGCGGCGCAGTATTCTCTCGAAGTATTACATCTTCGAGGCCGGTTCCGATCTCAGTGCGACGTTGTTTGGCTTGAGTCATGTGCGTCAGCATGCGTATTTGTGGATCGTCGAAGGCGAGTTCGATGCGATGTTTATGGATCAATGCTTTCGCATCGCACACTTTGATAATCATCATGCGACTGCGCTCGGCGGCAAGTATCTTCATGATGAGCAAATCACCGCGTTGTGCCGACGTGAGCCGGTATCCATTGTTCTCATGTTAGACAACGACAGTGCTGGCAGGGAAGCGCAGGCACTTGTCAAGCGTCGGCTGCTGTCGAGAGCGGTCGTTGTTGATGCGCCGTATCCGTCCGAGGATACGCACGATCCAAACGGTTTATCATTCGAGCAAGTCATTCAACTTGCACACCTAACAGCGAAAGGCAAATAGCAAATGGCACGTGGTCTACAAGCAGCGATGCGTATGCACGAGGAGAACTCGGGCATGGGATATACACCTTTCAAGATCGAGAAAGACAAGGGTACCGAGCAGGTTCGCGTATTGCGCGTTCCTGATGAGTGGGTCAGTTTGTGGATTCACAACGTTTGGGAGAAAGTAAAACCAACGCGTTGCGCTGCTACCGAACAACAGATCGACGGCGAAACGAAGGAAGATCGCAAGACATGCCCATTGTGCATGATGGACATTCCGCGATCCGTGAAGACGTATATTCCGGTGCGTGTTCGTGGTGATGATCATTCTGATCGGGTGCAAATGATCGTGTATGGTCGCGATCACTTTGCACAGGTCGCAAACGTTCTTGACAACTTGCCGCAAGGTAAGGACATCACGATGTTTGACATCAAGATCGTTCGCAAAGGTGAGAAGCTGAACACGACGTACTTCTGGAACGTCGTCGCCGATCCTGATCTCGCTCGTCCGTTGAACGAAGCGGAGCTTGAGCTTGTCATACCGGACATGGAAGAACTCATCGAGGTGAAGCAGGAACACGAGTTGCTTCGACGCGCAAACGGATTCGCACAAGCCGAGGCAGCAACGCCGGTTGAAGCGGGGTCAAGTAACGGTAAGAAAACTCCGTTTTAATGCGGTGGTGTCGTGACTGTTGTGTTGTGCGTGTCAAGCTCAACACAACAGTCTGTTCCGGTTGCCGCAAGAAGCGGCGCAACTTTGCTAATAGTGTCTATGAAGAACGAGCGCACCGTGCAAACAATGGAACTATTCGAGTTCTTGCCAAAGCCTAAAGGCGACAAGAAGGTACTTCGCGAGCTAACGAAGCGCGAACGAACCGCAGTTGTCCCGCTAAACTTCACGTTTGTTCAGAACGTGGAGCAAATGCAAGCCTGTGTGCGAGCAATCGCTACTGCGCGCAAGTTTGTGTTCGATCTTGAAACGACCGGCGTTGATTGGGTTGATTGGTCGGTATGTATCGGTATAGCCGTTCGTGTCAACGCTAAGCAAGTCAGGGCGTGGATCATTCCGACGAGTATGCAGTATGCGGCGCGTAACTTCACGCCTGCCGAGATCAGAGACACGTTTCGGGAGTTCTTCGAGGACACTGGCATTACGAAGGTCGGACACAACATCAAGTTCGACATGCATAAGCTCTACAATACCTACGGCATCGAAACGTTGGGGCCAATCGAGGATGTCATGGTCGCCCAGCATCTACTCAACGAGAACGAGCGTCATGGCTTGGCAGCAATCGCAAAGAACTGGCTTAAGATCGACTCGTGGAAGTTCAAGCAAGACGGTCATTTCAATGTATGGCCGCTCAAGATGGCAACAACGTATCTCGGTTCCGATTGTGAACTAACATTGCGTGTTCATGAGTGGCAGAACTGTGAAGCGGAGGGCACGTTTCCGGTGCTGCCCGAACTCGCCAAGCTGTACTACGAAGTAGAGTTGCCAAACGTCGAGATCGCGTACGGCATGGAGCAGGCCGGTATCGGTTGGGATGGCGAGTATTTCGAGAAAGTCGTTAAGCCGGAAGTTCAAAGTAAACGTTCAGCAGCAAAACTCCGTGTGCAGGAAGTGATTGGGCCGGTGAATCTCGACAGTCCAAGTCAAGTTGCGAACGCGTTCTTCAATGGACTCGGACTAGATCGCATCGACGGCAACAGTCTCGACAAGAAGGTTCTCCGTAAGCTACGTGATTCACATCCGGTGATCGCACACTTCGAGGAGTATCGAAAGTATTCAACGTTGGATCGCATGTTTGTGAACGAGCTACCACTGCATGTTGTCAATGGTCGCATCCATCCAAGTTTCCGCACACTCGGCACAAAAACAGGACGATATTCTTGCAGTAAACCGAATCTTCAACAATTACCGAAAGCGTCCATTGGGCCGCTCATTCGTCGTGCATTTATTCCGTCACCCGGTTGTGTTCTCGTCACGATGGACTATGGGCAGATCGAGCTTCGCTGGCTCGCTGAGCTATCCGATGACGAACGGCTTAAAGCTGCGTTCGACTCCGGTGAAGACATTCATAGCGCGACGTGCGTGATGATGTTTCCCGGTCAAGTCACGATGGAAATGCTCAAGTTGAACAAAGATCACCCACTACGGGTGCGCGCAAAGACGATCAACTTCGGCATTCTCTACGGCATGGGTCCGGGGTTGCTCATGGATACGATCAACGCGCAAATTAGTGATATGTCGCAATGGGTTACGCTCGACGATTGCAAGGCGCTTATTGCGTTGTGGTTCGCGACGTTCCCGAACGTTAAGAAGTACGTCAATCGAATGAAGGCGCTTGTTTACCGGCAGGGCTTTGTAACAACAGTGCTCGGTCGTAAGCGTCGGTTGCCGGATGCAAAGTTGGATGATCGTATCAAGTCATCAATGGCCGAACGTCAAGCGGTCAACGCGCCGATTCAAGGCAGCGCAGCGGATATGCTCAAGGTCGCGTCGATCAAGATTCGCTCATTCCTTCGTAAGACACACTATCCGTTCACGCTGCTGCTTGCGATCCACGACGAACTTCTCATGGAAGTGCCGACTGAATGGTTGCGTCATCATCCCGGTTCGCTCAACGAGATTCGCGACGTGATGGCGAGCGCAATGCAGCTTCGCGTTCCTGTTGTCGTATCGGTGGATACGCTTTCGCGCTGGGGTGATAAAGTATTAGACGACGAGCTTGAGTTGAAAGAAGTTGTATGAAGCTCACGGAGTTCATTCATATTGAGCGGCATGAAGCGAAAGTTGGCATGTCGTGTGAAGTCACGCCCGGTCATGTCTCGAAGCATTATGTGAAGATATGGTTCGAGCGGGTTGGCATCGCTGATGGAAAGCCGCAAACAGCCCGGATCGAGCTTAATGCTTGTCCCGCATGCTTCGCGCAATTCGCACTTGATGTGTCTCAGATAGGCCGCGATGTCAGTACGGTACACTAAGCCGCTTAGTCCGCTCGCGAAGTTTACGGC